GAAATAATGCAAGCACTAGATGAAGTTGCTTCTAAAGAATTTAAGTATGACCAATGAAGACAGTTGAAGATTTTATTAGAGTATATGACATATTCGATAATGAATACTGTCAAGAACTAATAGATTACTTTAACAAAGGTAAACCAGAGTTTAAAAACAATGATAACAAACCTAGATTTCATCAGATTGAATTTAAAGAATCAATGATGGAACTAATGATATGGAGAGTTGCTCCATTCTTAGATAAGTATGTTAAAACAGTTGGTTGTGAACAATGGTTACCACAGAAATTTTCTTGGGAGTTTGCTAGGATTAAAAAGTATCATAAGAATACTGAAGATCAGTTTGCACCCCATGTAGATGTAGGAGATCATGCTTCTGCAAAAAGATTCTTAGCATTTCTAGTGTATTTAAATGATGTTGAAGAGGGTGGAGAGACCAACTTCCTAGGCATCAATAAGAAACTAAAACCAAAGAGAGGAAGAGGAATAATATTCCCTCCATTATGGATGGTTCCACACCAAGGTCAACCTACTATGTCGGAGGACAAGTATATCTTTAGCACCTACCTTAATTACATTTAATGAACTCACTTGAATTTACAATATTGAATAACTTGGTGACGAATGATCAATTTCGTCGTCAGGCATTTCCATATTTAAAGAAAGAATACTTTGAAGAAGAACCTAATAAATTATTATTTGGATTGATATCAAATTTTATTGATAAGTATCAGAAATGTCCTACTAAAGAATCATTAGCAATTGATTTACAGAATACTACTAGTTTAACTGACCAACAGTTTAAATCTTCTCTTGAATCTATTGATAAAGTTACTAATGAAAAACTAGATCAAAAATGGTTAGTAGATTCTACAGAAGAATGGTGTAGAAATAGAGCAATATATCTGTCATTACTAGAGAGTATACAAATAGCAGATGGTAAAGATCCTAAGAAAGATAAAGGTGCAATACCATCTATACTTTCAGATGCCATTGCTGTTTCATTTGATAATCGTATAGGTCATGATTACTTTTCTAACTACAAAGAAAGATTTGAATTCTATAATAAAGTAGAAGAGAAGATACCTTTTGATCTTACTATGTTTAATAAGATTACTAAAGGTGGATTATCAAATAAAACATTGAATGTAGCACTTGCAGGTACAGGTGTAGGTAAATCTTTATTCATGTGTCACGTTGCTGCAGCAACATTACTACAAGGTAAGAATGTATTGTACATTACTTGTGAGATGTCAGAGGAAAAAATTGCAGAGAGAATAGATGCTAATTTATTAGGTGTTAATATACAAGAAATTGCTGATTTACCTAAGCAAATATTTGAGAGTAAGGTAAACAAGTTGATGAAGAAAACACAGGGAAAATTAATTATTAAAGAATATCCTACAGCATCAGCACATGTAGGACATTTCAAATCATTGTTAAATGAACTGACATTAAAGACAAGTTTTAAACCTGATCTTATATTTGTTGACTATCTAAATATCTGTGCATCACAAAGATTCAAAGGTGCTGTCGTTAATTCCTATACTTATGTTAAAGCAATTGCAGAAGAACTTCGTGGTCTCGCTGTCGAGGCGAATGTTCCGATTATTAGTGCCACTCAAACTACTCGTAGTGGTTACGGTAGCAGTGATGTTGATCTTACCGATACCTCTGAATCATTTGGTCTTCCTGCAACTGCTGATTTTATGTTCGCTCTTATTTCTACTGAGGAATCAGAACAATTAGGACAAATTTTAGTCAAACAGTTAAAGAATAGATACAACGATCCTACTATGAACAAACGTTTTGCTGTAGGGGTTGACAGATCTAAAATGAAGCTGTATGATGTAGAACAAAGTGCTCAAGATGACATCATAGAGCAACCTATTAGTACAACAGTTATTACAAAGGTTAGTTCTGATGAAGTTAAACCGAGTATCCTATCTAAATTTCAAAAGTTTAAAAACTTAAAAGTATGACAATAGATTTTGATAAGTATCTTCTATTCGTGGATGGTGTCACATCCGATTCCAGTAAGAATTTTGTCGATCTTGCTGAACGTTTGGGTGATCTTGACAGACAAGGTGCCAATATTGAACGTCTTACCACTGCTGGTGTTGGTCTTGCTGCTGAAAGTGGTGAGTTTTTGGAGATCGTTAAAAAGATGGTATTTCAAGGCAAACCTTGGAACGATGATAATAGAGAACATCTTATTATTGAGTTGGGCGATATTATGTGGTACGTAGCACAAGCGTGTATTGCATTAGAAGTAGAGTTTGATGATGTAGTAAAAGGTAATGTTAAAAAACTAGAGAAAAGATATCCTGGCGGTAGTTTTTCTATAGATAAATCAGAGAAAAGGAAGAGAGGTGACCGCTAATGTTAATGACATTAATACCACACGCTAATTTACAAGGGGGTGCTGCCTTTGCAGTATTCATAGGTGTATGCACTTTAGGTCTAATGATCTATGGCATCTACATGACATTTGGATCTGGTGGTAAAGATCTTAAAGATGAAATTAAAGAACATGCTAGGATGCATGAACTTGGTATAGCACATGGACATGAAGGGGGAGAGATTCAAAGATAAATAAAAATAAAAGGTCATGGTGACTGCTACCAAAAAAACTGAAGAAAAAATAAACACTCTGAACTCTTCTATTGATAAGGTTCGGAGTGTTTTTGATAGTAAGTTACCTGCAAGAGAGTATACAATTTACTATAACAAAGGGACATCTAAGAAATATAATAAAAAAGAATATAAAACTACAATTACTTTTAAATTTGTATCTAATTCTAGTAGATATGATTTGATGCAACAGATATATACTGCCCTTTCTAAATCAAGAATGAATCCTAAACATCTAGTTAATAGTAATTTATCTGGTATGGGACATATACAATTTACTAATGATATGGTGACATATTATGTCATAGTAAAATATAAAAACATTAATGCATTTAGATCTTTAAGATATACTAACCCATTAATGGATGAAAAGAAATGGTCAAAAAGATATAAAAATAGATCACCAGATACATCTGAAGAACATGGTATACTATATCATATCAATCAAAGCATATACAAATTAGGAAACGAATCACCAGTAGATATTATTCTTAAACCAAACAATGTTTATAGAGATATTATTGGATTTATACCAGGTGAAACTGGAAAGCATGCAGATTTTGTTGGTATAGATAAAGATCTAAATGAACTATGTTTTATATCACATAAAAAAGGTAATAGTCCTAAACAATTTCAACAATACTCTGGTATATCAATTGCTGCAGGCAGTAACATACATAATGATTCAGAAGTAGAAGATTTTAGAAAAGTAATTGCTAGTAAAGATAGAGATGATTTTAAAAATCAATCCTTCTCAAGAAAAATTAACAGTAAAGAATTAAAAAGTAAAGCAGTATTTGGTCCTGATTATGATAGTGGTAATGTAGGACATAATAGTTGTACCCATTTCATGCAAGGTAATGTTACTATCTCTAGAACAAGACCAAAGAAAAATGTAAATAGTAAAGCATTACTGGTGATATCATTTAATAGTAAAAACGTACATAGAAATAATATTAATCAATTAGATAGATCAGGTTATAGACCTGTTCTTGGTGCTAGAAGAGGAGAATCTACCAGATCAGTAAGATACATGACTGATACTGTAAGCGGTGTCAGGGGTGGTATATTTCCAGAAGCATATATAGAGGGAAGGAATAATCAAGAAATTTGAAATTTTCTAACTTTAATAGTGAGGCAAAACGTACTCATTATAGACACGGAAATCTATTTGAAGAAGGATCTTATGTCCAATGTGGAGATAAGGTAGGTAAAGTTCATCGTCGTGGTCCTAATTATGTTATTGCTGTCACTGATGATGGTGATATGTTTAGGGCATGGGCACAAGACATTACTGAAGTAAACATTGCTAATAAATATAATGGATTAGGTAAAGGTCAAGGTAGAAATGCAAAGCATCGTCTCGTAGGAACTGATAGATTCAGACAATTTACTAGGGACATGGCACGTGGATCTGATTATGACATGTGGAAAGAAGGTAATTACATACCAAAAACTGACAAAGATAAAGGCATTGAAGAAATGCTAAATAATAAGCATAGGAGTACCGAAGAAACAATGTATTCAAATTGGAGATCTGAATTATCAGAAAAAACATCTAAGTTTGTGGAAGTTTCACCACAAATTAAGGACAATACTGACCCTATGGATCAGGTATTTGACAAGAACAAGAAACTTAAAGGTGCTAATAAAGCAGTTAAAGAAGAAGTTCTTGATGAAAAAATGGCAACCAAAGACCATGATGGTGATGGTAAAATAGAATCTGGTAAGGATGAGTATTTCGGATCCAGAGATAAAGCTATTAAGAAAGCGATAGCAAAGAGGAAAGGTCTTAAGAAGGAACATCATCAGAAAGATGAAGATGGTAACGTTGTTGAGCATGGCGATGGTACACCATCCAATGTAGAAGAGGGTAAGAAGAGAGGACTTTGGGATAACATCCATGCTAAGAGAAAGAGAGGAGAGAAACCTGCAAAGAAAGGTGACAAGGACTATCCTAAGACACTTAATGTAGAAGGTTTAAAACAAGCACGTAAAAATGTTGGGGCATCTACTTGTTGGGATGGATACAAAGCAAAAGGTACAAAGAAAAAAGGTGGTAAAGAAGTACCAAACTGTGTTAAAGAAGAGGAAAAGGTTGATACAGGACACGTACATCAAAAGAAAAAGCAGAAAGGTATGAAATATGCCGACGGAGTTAATGAGCAACTAAGAGATCATTTAGATGAACTTAGAGCACGTTACAAAGAGAGAGTGGAAAAAATGTATGAAGGGTACGGAAAGAAAAAAAAGAAAATGGGTTATAAATAAAAGTGACTTTATTTTTTAGATCATGTTATCATTTCTATTACCTTTCGCTAAAAAGATAGTATCAGATGCAGTAAATAAGATTCCAGATGACGCAGAGTTAGGTGAGAAACTCATCGACATTTGTATCATAGTTCTGGAGAAGGCAGTTAAGTTGACCAAAACTACCGCAGATGATAAACTATTAGAGACAGTTAAAGGTGCATTAAAAACACGCTAGTTACTAGCAATAGGAGGGGTGACCCTCCTATTTTTTATAAATATCTACAGAAATTAATTTTGTATAATTACGGAGTAAATCAATGCCTCTCTGGGGAAAAACTACATCAGACGAGTCGAAACCCAAATATCTCGACAACGTAAATAAGAACGGTCTTGCTGAGGATTGTTTTGCAACTGAGCAAGGATGGGTTCTACGTCACTACAAAGGTAGTGATAAAAACACTGCACGTTACTGGGATGAACTCCTAGTTGCTATTGGTGGTTTAGCAGGTGCTGGATCAACTACTGAAGGTCTTGGTGCTGCAACTATTACTGGAGCATTTTTTGAGCAAGAATCTCTTTCACAAGGTGATACTGGTACTGTTGTTGTGGTATTTAATGAACTTGTTACTGTAACAAACAGTCCTACAGTTGTACTTGATGGAACTGTAACTGGAGCAGGTGCTATTACTGCAACTTATGCACGTGGTTCAGGTCTAAACCGTATAGAGTTTGACTTTACTGTACCAAATTCAACACAGCAATTAGAAATTCCTGCACAGACAATAGGTACAGCAGGTTCTGCTACAATTAAAGATTCTGGACAAACCGTTGATGCTGATCTTACTATTGCTTCTGGTGATATAAGAGGTGCAGGTGGTTCTGGATCTGACAAAACACTAAGTATCGCTTAATATGTAAATGAAATTTGATGAATTGAATGAAGACAATTATCTATTCTTTGCTATAAAACATTACAACAATCCTCAAGCGGTAACGAAAGAGGATTTCTATGATGATCTCAAACGATTTAAATATCTTAAGAGATTGTTGAAGACGTATTTAAATAGTGGAGTGTTAAAACTTCACTTGATACTAAATCACTTAATCATCATATACAATGTTTTCGGTGAAGCGGCTACCCCTTTATTATTTTACAAAATATCATCTGAGTACTGGTCTATACTAAAAGCATTCATGCTATACATGAGCAGATACCCAGAGTATGTTAATGATACCGTTATGGTAGATCAATACTGTTTATCTGAACTGCAAAAGTTATGAAGGTTCTCACTCTTAAAAAGAATGGTCACGTTGTGATTGAAGAGGTGCCTACTAATAGTGCCAGTTCTGGTGCAATTGCTGGCTTACCCCCAGATGAACCTCCTGTTCGTAAGAAGAAGAGGAAAAATAAAATGGGTATAGATATATTTCAGAGGATAAGAAACTCTAGGATCAAAGAACAAACTATGGAAAACCAAACTACTATCAAAGAATACTCATCCGATGAAAAAACTGGATCAGGTGGTGGAAGCAATGAGGTGAGTGCTACTATGCGTTTCATCCAACAGAAACGTAAGATGAATAAGAAGCAAGAGCGTGAGAAACGTGCTGCTAATCGTAAGCAAGAGATTCAACAGTTATCCAAAGCAAAAGCAAAGGACTATCAAAGAAAAGCAAGTGATCGTCAGAAGAAGATCTCTAAAGATATCAACAAGAGTGACAAAAATGAAAGTTTTGATTGGCAATCATCATTCTCTGAAATTAATGATAAATTTAAAGAGTTGAAACAAGAAGAGCAAGAAGCAATGTTGTTTACATGGATGCAACTTAGTGAAGAAAATCAAAAGCAAATGTTATATATACTTGGCGAAGAAAATGGTATTGAGATACTCAGTAAATTTATAAGTGATGTCTGATATTAACACAGCAATACTAGAAAGATTAGAAAAAGTAGTTGACTCATTACAGGAAAACTCTGTAAAGATGGGTCAACTTCTTGCTGTGCATAATGAAAAGTTAGATAAGCAAGATAGAGTTGATGATATTCTATTTGAAAAGGTAGATAGTGTACATCGTGAGGTAAATCGTAGAGCAGAGGAGATTAAAAAAGGTTGTGAAAGAGACATACGTAAAGTTGATGAACGTCTTAGGGCAATGGAAAAGAAAATGTGGAGCATATTTGGTGCTCTTTCTATTATATCTTTCCTCGTGTCTCCAGTCGGACAAAAATTCATCAAACCCATGTTGACAAATGGATCAAACACTGCTATGATTGAACGAAGCTTAGAGCTTGCAGTTCATGATCTATGTTGATTCCAAATACATTTCTTTAGTATCAGGAAAACTAGAAAAATTTACAAGAAAGAACGAAAATTTATTCAATTTTAGATGCCCCTATTGTGGTGATTCTCAGAAGAACAAGAATCGAGCAAGGGGTTATTTTTATCGGCATAAAGGATCGTTCATATATAAATGCCACAACTGTGGTGTTGGTAGAACCTTGTCTAATTTTTTAAAAGATCAAGATCCAGATCTCTATGGCGAGTATGTGTTAGAAGCATATAGAGAGGGAAATACAGGTAAAGGAACCAAGATCCCTTTGCCTGATTTGAAGTTTGAAAAACCATCTTTTAAGAAAGATATGTTTTCAAATCTAGAGAAAATCTCTGATCTAAATACTACACATCCTGCTAGAAAGATGCTTGCTAACCGCCAATTACCAAGCACTTCTTTTAGAGAGTTATACTTCTGCCCAAAATTTAAAGAGTGGACTAATCAGCAAAAGAAAACTTTTACTGACACTAGATTTGATGAGTCAAGAATAATCATTCCTTTGAAAGATAAGGATGGTGTCTTTGGTTATCAAGGCAGAGCATTAGGTCCTTCATCATTACGTTATATTACTGTGATGTTGGACGAAGACAAACCCAAAATATACGGATTAAATAAAGTTAATGAAAACAAACCGATTTATATCATCGAAGGTCCTTTTGACTCCCTCTTCGTGGAAAATTCCGTGGCGATGTGTGGGAGCGACCTTGATCCTAGGTCGTTTGGTTGGAGCAATTATATTTGGGTTTATGATAACGAACCTCGTAACAGAGAAATCGTTAACAGAATCGAGAGAACCATTGATCGAGGAGATCAAGTAATTATATGGCCAAAGTATGTTCAGCAAAAGGACATAAACGATATGGTTCTTAGTGGACACAATATTAAAAATCTGCTAGAATCAAATACCTATAACAAATTAGAAGCAACTCTTAAATTAAAGGACTGGAAAAAAGTATGAGTAACGGAACTAAAGTCGTTAAACGAAATGGATCAATACAACCATTAAACCTAGAGAAAATGCATGTTATGGTTGAACAAGCATGTGATGGTCTTGCAGGTGTTTCTGCTAGTCAGGTTGAAATACAATCTGGATTACAGTTATATGATGGTATCACTACAAAAGAAATACAAGAGATATTAGTTAGATCTGCTTCAGATTTAATTGATCTCGAATCACCAAACTATCAGTTTGTTGCTGCACGTTTATTATTATTTTCTTTGAGAAAACAATTGTACGGTGTTCAGTGGGATCACCCTACACTTTTTGCTCATGTCACCAAGTGTGTAGAGGATGGGGTCTATGATCCCGAAGTACTAGATAACTATACTCAAGAAGAGATAGAACACTTAGGTGATTATCTAGATCATGAACGTGACTTTATGTTTACCTATGCAGGTTTACGTCAAGTTGTTGATAAGTACTTAGTTCAAGACAGAAGTACAGGGGAGATATATGAAACTCCTCAGTTCATGTATATGATGATAGCAATAACTATCTTCCAAAACTATCCTACTGATAATCGTATAAACTACATCAAACGCTATTATGACGCAATCTCCAGACACAAAATCAACATCCCAACACCAATCATGGCAGGAGTCAGAACACCCATTCGGCAGTTTGCGAGTTGCGTTCTGGTTGATATTGATGACACCTTGGATAGTATTTTTAGTTCTGATATGGCCATTGGCAAGTACGTTGCACAAAGGGCTGGCATTGGTATCAACGCAGGTAGGATCAGGGGTATCAACAGCAAAATCAGAGGTGGAGAAGTTCAACACACAGGTGTTGTACCGTTCCTCAAAAAGTTTGAAGCGACTGTCAGATGTTGCACTCAGAATGGCATTAGAGGTGGATCAGCGACTGTCCACTTCCCAATCTGGCACCAAGAAATAGAAGATATTATTGTACTTAAAAACAATAAAGGAACTGAGGACAATCGTGTAAGAAAATTAGATTATAGTATACAAATAAGTAAATTGTTTTATGAAAGATTCATGACAGCAGAGGATATTAGTTTGTTCTCTCCTCACGATGTACCAGGTTTGTATGATGCATTTGGAACAGAATCTTTTGATGAACTATATTTAAAGTATGAAAATGATAAATCAATACCTAGAAAAACAGTAGGTGGTCAAGAATTATTTCTTGATTTATTAAAGGAGAGAGCAGAGACAGGTCGTATCTACATTATGAATATTGATCATTGTAACTCTCACTCATCTTTTAAAGATCCAGTACACATGAGTAACCTTTGTCAAGAGATTACTTTACCTACTGAACCCATACATCATATAGATGATCCTAACGGTGAGATTGCTTTATGTATTTTATCTGCTATTAATGTAGGTAAGATTAATAAATTAGATGAGATGAAAGAACTATGTGATTTATCTGTACGTGCTTTAGAGGAGTTAATTGACTATCAAAGATACCCTGTAGCTGCAGCAGAACACGCTACAAAGACCCGAAGATCACTTGGGGTAGGTTTTATAGGGTTAGCACATTATCTCGCTAAGAATGGACATAAGTATGATGACCAAGAAGCATGGCAATCAGTTCATGATTTGACTGAAGCATTCCAATACTATCTCCTACAAACAAGCAATAATATTGCAAAAGAAAAAGGAGCATGTGGAAACTTCTCACGTACCAAATATTCAGATGGTATATTACCAATAGATACTTACAAAAAGGATGTAGATGACATTGTACCGAACAAACTTAACTACGATTGGGAAACTTTGCGATCATCCATACTCGAACATGGTCTCAGACACAGTACCCTATCTGCACAAATGCCCTCCGAGAGTTCATCCGTTGTCTCTAATGCAACTAATGGCATTGAACCGCCCAGAGATTACCTCTCAATAAAGAAGTCAAAGAAAGGACCTCTTAAACAAATAGTTCCATCATTTGGATCTCTTAAATCAAATTACACATTACTATGGGATATGCCTAGTAATACTGGATACATTAATGTTGTTGCTGTTATGCAAAAGTTTTTTGATCAAGCAATCTCAGGAAACTGGAGTTATAATCCAGTTAATTATGAGAACAATGAAGTTCCAGTCAGTGTAATGGCACAAGATCTTTTAACCACATATAAGTATGGTTGGAAGACATCTTACTATCAAAATACAAATGACATGAAGAGTGATGAGATAGAAGAACCAACACATACAGTTGGATGGCATGATAATGTACCAGAAACACCTAACAAGGTAGAATCTTTATTAGCAGACCTAGAATCAGAAGAGGAGTGTGAATCCTGTGCAATCTAAACTAGAGGGAATGACGGTATTCAATACCGAAGTACATGACCCTAAGAAACAACCTATGTTTTTTGGTAAACCATTAGGGGTTCAACGATATGATGAATTTAAATATCCTATATTTGAACGTCTTACAAAGACACAGTTAGGATATTTCTGGAGACCAGAAGAGGTATCATTACAAAAAGATTTTGGTGATTTTAAAGATTTAAGACCAGAACAAAAACATATCTTTACTTCAAACTTGAAGTATCAGATCATGCTTGACTCTGTTCAAGGTAGAGCACCTGGTATGGCATTTATACCATATTGTTCTCTTCCAGAACTGGAAGCATGTATGGAGTGTTGGTCTTTTATGGAGATGATACATTCAAGATCTTACACATATATAATAAAAAACGTATACCCTGATGTAGCAGAAGTTTTTGATACTATTTTAACTGATCCTAACATTCTGCAAAGAGCAGAAAGTGTTACAGAATCTTACGATAATTTCATAAACGCTGCACATACGTGGGATAACGGTAACCTATGGAAAGAAGGACACAAAGGTTCTTTCCTTGCTTCTTATGAACTGAAGCATCTTAAACGTTTACTTTATCGTGCAGTCGCCAATGTCAACATCCTCGAAGGTATTAGGTTTTATGTCTCGTTCGCTTGCTCGTTTGCATTTGGCGAACTCAAACTTATGGAGGGATCCGCTAAAATTATCTCTCTCATCGCAAGAGATGAAAACCAACATCTTGTTATCACGCAGAACATCCTTAATAAATGGAGCAACGGTGATGACCCAGAGTTTGCAGAAATTGCTAGAGAAGAAGAGGAAAACGTAATTGCAATGTTCAAAAAGTGTGTAGATGAAGAGAAAGCATGGGCAAATTATTTGTTCAATAAAGGATCTATGATAGGTCTGAATGAAAAACTACTACACAACTATGTTGAATGGATTGCTAACCGTCGTATGAAAGCGATAGGTATCAAACCAATTTATGATGTGCCTGCTAAGAACAATCCATTACCATGGACTGCTCATTGGATATCATCCAAAGGTTTACAGGTTGCACCACAAGAAACGGAGGTAGAATCTTATGTCGTTGGAGGAATCAAACAAGATGTCAAAAAAGACACCTTCTCAGGATTCAAACTCTAAACCTAAAATTGCCCCTTTAGGTAGTTGTTATAACTACAAGAGATTGGAAAAGGAAGGTTTAGTTGACAGCACTGAAGAGATGATGCAAGCAATCCTTGATGCTGAAGACATTAACTATAATGATATGGCAGGTGGATAATGTCTTTTCCTTACATATATACCATGCTTGTAATAACGTTTGATACTAGGAAAGTTGTAAAATACTTTCCTCCTTTAGACCTACGTACTATAGATGAAAAAATTGAACACCTTAAAAGGAGAGGACAATGGTTATGAATTTGCAAACAAAATTAATGTATGCATTGAATCATGTAGCACACTTACATGATCTCATTGAAGACAATCCATTTGAAAAGAATCTAAAAGAGAATCTTATAATAATGGAAGTTGAATTTGAAAGACAATTAAAGAATGAATTAGAAAGAAAAAATTTACAACATCCGTACCATGAAGATTGGGTTTGAAAAACAATTTGGAAAAGGAGTTGACCCTTGGTATGCTAAAGCAGAGAGATGGGCAAAGAAACAACGCTATCCTATTTCATATGTTCTTTTGGGAACAATTGCATGGTTGAAAGAAAAATGGATTGATGCTAAAATATATAATACTATGGCAAATATTGATGTACAAACTGAACTTATGAAACAAAAATGGGAAGAAGATGACTCAAGACAAAAACCAAAAATCGTGGAGACAGGAGTATTTGGAGAGCAAGGTTGGTCTATCTCAATCACAGAAAACACTATTGAAAGAGGGTGCTCATTCCCTAGCTCAATCGTGGATCCTTCAAGCAATGCACAACGAGTGGAAGGCGATGAAAGGAATAAAGGAACCTCCAAGGGGTGACTATCAATCATCATTAAAAGAATTCTTTTCTAAACATGGATAATGAAATACCAAATGATCTTTGGCAAGATATGTCAAAACTCAATGCACTATATGAAGAGTTGTGTTGGGGCAATGAAGATATCTTAGAGTTTTCTGCTGACTATGAAAACAATAGGATAGTTATCAGAAACAAAACTATGGAGGGTCGTCTTTTTACACCTCCTATTGGTCATGACGAATGACAAGATACCTAGATGGTTTTATAACACCGTAATCTCTATGGGGATTATGGTGTTTGTTGCTTTTGGACTAATATTTTTTGGAATGATATGATCTATCACGCAATAGTTTATCTTACTATTTTTGTTCTTATCATCTTAGCATTTGGGGCATTTGATCCATGACTATATACTAAACATGTATGGAGGTAAGTGATGGAAGTAGTAATACAACCAGAGAGAGATGATGAAGATATCATCTCAGAGATGATGACACTTACACGTATGTTAGGTGGGGAGTTAGAGAGATCCACATGCCTTGATGAAAAAACTGGCATAAAGTGGAAGAAAATTATTATTACATATGATATAGAAACATGAAGAAAGTTATTAATTTGTTTGCCATCATCGGTGGTGCTACTGCAATATTCTGGTGGGGTCTTCTTGGTTGGGTAGAGTTCTCAGGATGGAGTGATAAGATAGGAAGGGAAAAAGAAGAACAATTAAAAATTATGATACGTGATGCAGTTAGAAATGAATTGTTAGAAACTAAAACAGGTGGTGTAGTTCGAGCTAAATAACCACAGTGATAGTGTTATTATGTACGACAATCCATGGTGGTATAAAGATAAAATTTTTAATGAAGAAGATATCAATGGTTACTATGGATTTGTTTACTGTATAACAAATAGTGCAACGTCTAAAAAATATATCGGTAGAAAGTATTTCTGGAGTTTTAGAAAGAAGAAAGGACATAAAAGAAAATCAAAACAAGAATCTGATTGGAAAAAGTATTATGGTTCATGCCCAGAGTTAAAGGAAGATATAAAGAAACTAGGTAAAGAACATTTTAGTAGAGAAATTTTAAGTTTACATACCACTCTAGGTAAAACAAACTACGAAGAGACACGTTTGTTATTTAATTATGGTGTGTTAACCGAAAGCTTGACAGACGGTACACCTGCATACTATAATTCAAATATATTAGGTAGGTATTACCGTAAAGATTATTTCCATTACACAACAGAATGACTAAAAGTTCAGAACAAAAACGTAAAGATGGATTGATTATCTTATTAGAATCTCTCCACAAACCAGATAGTAAGTTACGTGGTTGTGCTTATAATCAAGGATGCTATGAAGAATTAATGATGTGGAGAGAGCAGTTAATAAATTATCTTGAAGATCGTTTGAAAGAAATAGATAATGTTTAAAGTTCCATATTATTTTCTTAACATAGACAAGTGGACAGATCATAAAAGTTCTGTTCTTTCTAATTTAAAGGTAAAAGATCCTTCAAAGGTACCAAAAAATACTGATGATTCTGTAATCACAAGTTACTGGGATAATTTTGATTACAATGATCATATTGAATTTTTAAATATGCTTCACCCATATATTGCTCCTATTACAAAAGAGATGGGTGTTGAAAGAATAACTAGGTTATGGTGGCAGACAGCAAACTCAGGTGATTATCATACTGCACATGATCATGGTATGGAAGGTTGGTCAGCAGTATTCTATGCTCAGTTTGATCCTGAGGTACATAAATCAACTACATTTTATAGACCATATCCTGCACCAATGAATGTGGTTCCACCCATATTCAATCCTAAAGTAAAGGAAGGTGATCTCTTCATGTTCCCATCATTTATCTTACATGAAGCACCCATAAATAAATCAGATGTCCCTAGGACTATCATATCATTCAATTTATTATGATTAAAATTATCGAATCAATACTACAAAAAGAACTCTACATGGGTTACATTTTTGGTATTATGATTCTTGGAGGATACATCAGAGAGTATAGAGTTCTTGATGATGTTTATTCTTTGGCAAAAAGTTACATAAAAGATAATCGTTTGATGATTATCGTTACTTCAATTTTTGGTGGAGTGCTACCTATACCAGGTAGAGTTGCATTGTCAGCACCTCTTCTAGATGCCATTGCACCACCTTCTAAAAGAGATAGAAGCAACTATGGTATCATAGATTATCTTTCTACACATCATTACTATTGGTGGTCACCATTAGAGAAGACAATCATTCTTCCTATGGCAGCATTAGGTATAACTTATAGAGAGATGTTAAGTTATACATTTATACCTCTTCTTATATGCCTTGGGTATACTTGGTGGTATATCTTTACCAAGGTAGATCCTTATAGTGTTGTTCCATCTCTTGGTAATGTTAGGGAGTTTAATTGGAGAAGTGCACTACGAGGTTGGGCACCATTTATTGCTACAATATGGTTTTTATTATGTGTAGGTAAGGCAGGTGCTATATTCTTTTTCCCTTGGTTTGGTGCTATGTGTTGTTACTATGCATGGTTGTGTAAAGATTGGAGATGGGGTAAGTATATCAACAAACAGTTTGCAATTATCTCTACAATAGTTCTAGCACTAGGTGGTGTCGTAGGTCTTATCAAAGCACCTGTCATGGCATACCTTAAATCAGCAACACCAGAGATGATTATACCTGTAACCATTGTAGGTATGGTAGCAGCATGGATCATGGGATCATCAGGTAAGTATGCAGGTATGACTTCTGCATTAGTATTAATATTTGGTCAACAGTATCTGGTATGGTTCTTAGCAACTGAATACTCAGGTTACTTACTATCACCAGCACATAAATGTTTGATGATCGGTCAACAATACTTCGGTACACCTATTAAAAAATATTATAAAGTTCTAGGTGGTCTCTGTGCTTGGTTAATTGGACTTGCGTTTATTTCTACTTTCATATAAATACATCTAGGAAAATTGTAGGTAGATGTTATGGCAGAACCTGCCAGTAGAGCTGAACTCAAAGATTACTGTCTTAGAAAGTTAGGTTTCCCAGTACTAGAAATCAATGTTGATGACGATCAAATAGAAGATTCAATAGATGACGCACTTCAGTATTATCGTATGAGACACTACGATGGTACTGAACTTGCTTATATGAAGCATCTATTTACAGCTGCTGATGAGACAAAATTTGAAACACAGAATACAACAACCACTCTAGCTAGTGGTACAAAATGGGAAGTTAGAGA